AGACAGACAAACTACCTGATATGGAAGCAGTAAGAGAAAAATTAGAATCTGAAGCATGTGAAGTTCTTGTGCATGAGATTAAAATGGGAGACGTTGACGATCCTGACTTAATGATTGCCGCCCCTATATATGAATGGCAACAAACAGGATCGGGAAAGTATATTATGGAAAATAGCAATCCCACTGCTAAATGGGTTAGAGCAAATTCCCCAAACGGATATGACTTTGGCCATACTTATAGTATACTAGCATATCTAACAGAAAAACAAGTAACTTACTGGAAACTAAAATACGAATGACAACCAAAAAACAAAAAATATTAGTAACAGGCGGTTTAGGATTCATCGGGTACAATGTTGTATTGCGATTAATGAATCTTGGACATATAATCTCTATTGTAGATACTAAAACAACATATGGTGATAATTTGCCAAAAGAAGAATTAGATTCTTTGCATAAGGAAAGATTCTATAGTATTGCTAATAGAGTAACAGACTCAAATCATCTAAACATTTACACAATCGATGTCGGTAATCCAGACTTAGATCAATTATTCAAGTCAGAACAATTTGATGCTGTCATTCATTTAGCAAGTTTCCCTAGACAAAAAATAGTCAACTCAGATCCACAAGCAGGCTCTAAAGTAATGAGTGAAGGATTGTTAAATCTGTTAGAACTAAGTCGTTTACATGGGGTCAGCCGTTTTACTTACATTAGTTCATCAATGGTCTATGGAGACTTCGTAGACGGTGTCACTGAAGATGCAGTATGTAATCCACAAGGTCAATATGCAATTATGAAGTATGCTGGAGAGTTGTTAGTTAAAGATTACACACGACAGTACAACTTGAAACATACTATCATTCGTCCGAGTGCTGTTTATGGTCCAGTTGATGTTGATGACAGAGTTATTTCTAAGTTCTTCTTAAATGCGATGCAGAATCTACCAATAAGAGTTTATGGCAAAATGGAAAAGTTAGACTTTACATTTGTCAACGATCTTGCTCATGGTATTGTAGAGGCTACTATAAGTGAAAAAGCCGAAAACGAAACTTACAATTTGACAAGATCAAAAGGCATTACTCTTTATGCCGCCGCAAGACTAGTATCACAGATTGTTGGTAAAGGCAATATTGATGTTAAAAATAGAGACATGAATTATCCTACCAGAGGATCTCTTAGTATTGCAAAAGCATATGATCATTTTCGTTTTGACCCAGCAACAGATATTGAAGAAGGATTCAAAATCTACTATGATTGGTTTCAAAACAATACATACTGGCAAGAAAAATTAAATCCTAAACCCGTGGAAACGTCTGAACCTAAATCAATCTTCGACCTTAAAGGTGTTTTTGAAGAAAAGAGTGTTAAGAAAAAGCCTCTTCCTGCTAAATCAAAGAAAGTAATTAAAAAAGCACCAGCTAAAACTAAAACACCTGTAAGTACTAAAACAGTTACATCAAAAGCAAAGCCTAAAGTAACTAAAAAAGCACCTACTAAAGCAAAAGCACCTACTAAAGCAAAAGCACCTACTAAAGCAAAAGCACCTACTAAAGCAAAAGCCAAGCCTAAAGCAAAATGACCGACAGTTACTGTGTTTTGCCTTGGGTAAACATCACAGTTGATCCAGATGGGGCAATCAAGCCTTGTTGCATTTCACATGACTATATCAAAAAAGAAAATGGCACTAAGTTTAACTTGGGCCATGATTCTATTAACGATATCTACAACAGTAAAGATTATGTTGATCTACGCCAGAAGATGTTAAACAATGAATACATTTCTGGCTGTGATGTTTGCTATAAGAATGAAGAGACAGGTCGTCAAAGTCGCAGACTCATCAACAACGAACAATACAAAGACGTTGTTCCTATTTCAACTGAAAGCAATCTAAAAATCAAATTCTTTGATTTACGTTTTGGTAATCTATGTAATCTTAAATGTAGGATGTGTAATCCTGCAAACAGTAATCAAATTGCAAAAGAAATTACTGAGATAAACAACCAAGAGTATACTAAATTCTATCCTGCATTTGATATAGATACCGAAGAATGGTGGGAGACAGATACGTTTGATGAAAATATAAAAAGTCAAGTAGACAATATAGATACGATTTACATGACTGGTGGCGAACCTACTGTTATCGAAAAGAACTTTGATATCATGGGAGAACTGATAGAGTTAAACAAAAGCAAAGACATTACATTAATCATTAATACGAATCTCACAAACACAAATCAAAGATTCTATCGGTACCTACCTAACTTTAAGTCAGTCATACTACAACTCAGTATCGATGGTTACGAGGGCGTACAGGAGTATCTGAGGTACCCTAGTAGGTTTAGTCAGATAGATGAAAGTATACATAAACTGATTGAAATGGATAATGTTAAACTGTGGGCTACTCCTGTTATTCAAATAGGAAATTTAAACAAGATAGTTGATCTGTTTAAATACTTTGAAGACATTAACATTAAAGCAAACAAATCATTAATAGATATCAGACCTATCATATTACATGATCCACAGCATTTAAATATTGATTATCTACCAAAAGATTTTAAATTAAAGGCATATGCAAAAATACATATGTGGATGCTAGGTTGTAAATTTCAATCGCAGATTTTTAAAGATGCGATGAATGCATTAAGACAAAGATGCCAAGAAGAAACGAAAGATATAAACATGTTGAAAGAATATATAAAGTTTAACAACACGTTAGACGAACACAGAGGACAGAAACTAGCAGATTGTAACTACGATTTGCATACACTCTTAAAAAATTATGATTAAACACTTTGGCTTAGACAGACAATATGCAAACCTTAAAGACGAATTGCTTGGCGCAACTGATACAGTATTGTCTAGTGGTAATCTTAACGATGGTATCTACGCACAGAAATTCAAAGACTGGTTATCAGTAAAGACTAAAGCACATTACGTTATTTTATGTCATAGTGGAACACAAGCATTAGAGATCATTGCTCGTTATGAAAGAGATACATCTCCAGACCAAGACCCTTACGCAGAATGGGAATACGATAAAGAAACATATCGAACAATCAGAGTTCCTAATCTAACTTACCCTGCAACAATGAATGCATTTCTAAGTGCTGGATTAAATGTTGAATTAGCGGATACAGATAGAAACGGTCTTTTGCTACCACAAGAAGAAAATGAATTGCAAAAGATTGAATGTCATGTAGGACTCTTTGGTGCTCCAACTGTTGCAGTAGAAAGTGACAATGGTATAGCAGTCTTAAACAATAACATTGCTATCGTAGACGGAGCACAACATTGGTTGATCGCAGACGGCAACATCGGCACAGCAATGGCAATTAGTTTTGACCCTACTAAGAATCTAAATGCTTCAGGCAACGGTGGCGCCATCGTCACTAACAATCAAGCACTATATGATTTTGCTAATCAATGGAGAGACAACGGTAAGCCTCATCATTTCTATTCTGGTACTAACTCTAAGATGAGTGAAATAGATTGTTCTCATCTGATGGTCAGAACAAACTACATTGATGAATGGCAAGAACGCAGAAAACAAATTAGACAATACTACATAGAAAGATTTTCACATATTGAACCATTAAGATGTCTAAGTAAAGGCTTTGAGACTCATGCTGATTCAAAATTTGTTTTGTATACAAGCACTGAACGTGATGATTTAGTTAAATGGTTAGACCGAAAAGATATAGAAACTAAGATACATTATAAGATACCACTTTCTGAATTGCCAATTGCTGATGACATGGTAAAGCCTGATCTGATGTCTACAAGTACAATGCTTACACGATCATTACTCAGTTTACCTATGTATCCTGAACTTACTGATGCTGAAATAGAAACAGTTGCCAACGCAGTGTGTACATATTACGCTCCTTAATACTAAATACTAGTATATATTAGGAGATACGTATATGGGATTAGCAATTATCGATTCAGTAATTGGTTTAGCGGCACCTTTACTCGACAAGTTTGTTGTAGATAAGGATAAGAAGGCTGAGTTTGAGCATGAACTCAAAATGGTCTTGCACAACGCAAACTTACAACAAAATCAAATCAACTTAGAACAAGCAAAGCACCCAAGCATTTTTGTAGCAGGGGCAAGACCTGCAATCATGTGGATATGTGCATTCGGATTAGCATGGGCATATGTACTAGCACCAATACTTAATTGGGGAGTGCAAATAAGCGGAGCAGAGATCATTCTGCCAGAGATTGCGACTGAGGGATTAATGACTCTTACACTATCTATGTTAGGTCTAGGCGGTATGCGAAGTTTTGAAAAAATGAATGGATTGGCCAGAGAGAATATGAAAGCCACTCCCCCAAAAGAATAACATTAGTTACTTACCCAATCGCATAAATACAATATAAGACTGGGATAAACATATGGCTGTAACAAACTACGAAATTATTAATATTGGCGCAACACCGAACGATGGTTCTGGTGATCCGTTAAGAGTTGCCTTTGATAAGATAAACAACAACTTTGCTAATCTATCATCGACTGCTGTTATATCGTCTAATACATATACAACAGGTAATGTAGCAAATCAAGTTATTTGGGAATACCCTGCAAACGCATTTACATTGGGTTCATTCTTTATTAAATCAAATGATCCAGGTACTATCGATCAACAAGATGTTAGACTAGATGCACAACTAAGTGCTAACTCAGCCAACATTAAGTTTTCAGCATACTCATCTACACAATGGGGTAACGTTCTTATACCAGGAAGCGGTTATGACATGGATGTCACTTCTGGTAATGTTAGAATCACAGTTGATCCTGATCTTGCAAACGTAGGCGGCTCACAAACATTATTTCACTTTATTAATTCTTCAGTCATGTTCCAAGGAGTAGCACCAGCTGGTCTACCACTCGCATTAGATGGTTATGTAGATTCAGAACTATCATCTGAAGCCAACGACACAATTACAACTGAAGAAACTCCATAATGAGAGCAACAGAATTTATTACAGAAGATAATGCTCCTGGTAAACTATCGAAGCGCCAACGTTATGGTTCAAGAGGAATGCATAAGTTCCAAGATGTAGACGGTAGAGATAGAGTCTACGAATTGAATCGTGTAATGATGGCTCTTGCTCAAGCAAACGGCAACGTTGGTGCAGATGACGGCATCGATTTAGATTCAGAAAGTTGGATCGGTACAAGTAACATGGCTGTGCCTTATACTGAACTAGAGTCTAATATGTTAAAGTCAGCATACAAAGCAGTAGGCTCTGAATGGGAAGACTTAAACGCAGGTGATATGAAGTCAGTTGAACTACCGACTGTTAATACAGAAAGTCCTGTAGAAGGCTTTAAAGGATATCCAAGATAATGGCAGCAATCAATGTACCAGTCAAAGGCTTAACAGGATTAATTACAATCTTTGCATATGCTGATGATGCAGTAACTACAATAGCAGATGTACTTGCTTCAATCGTTGCCGCAGATGGTATAACTGCAGGGTATTACTACAATCTAGCATTAGTAAGAGATACCAGTAAAGATAATTTGACAGCACCCACAGCAACACTTTCATCATTAAACTTTGTAGGCGCAACTGGTACAAATTCTTTTACCGCCGGCGCTATCGTTAGTGAAACATTTGATAACGGAACACAAACGACTATACCAGCAACAGATATCTTTCTTACTACCCCAGCATCTACTTCAAACGCTCCTGCTAGTACGTTACAGTTCAGACAAGAGTTAAGAGTATCAGAAGTAGCAGAACTTAATAGAAAAGGCGGAGCCGGTGGCAACGTCAGTCTACCTGCATACAATGCGTTAAACACTGCTGACCTTGACTTACTACCCGCTAAGTATGTTGGCAATACAGCAACTCCAACTGGTACAGTACCACTCGCAACTAGTCGTCCTTGGACATAATAAAAAATTCTACCAGCATAAATCTCACTAAATAATATCATACATTTCACACTAGGAGCGATGAATGGATATTCCGTATGATATTAACAACACCCTTGATCTTATTAAATTAAAGTTTTACAATGAGTGGCTATATACGTCACATATCTATGACGAAGGAGACAGCCCATTTCATAAAAACTTGACTACTCAAGTAGTTGAAACATATATTGATCCATTAGCATTGCCTAAAGATTCTAAGATACTAGACTTAGGTTGCGGTCCAGGTTACTTCTTAGATGAAATGAAAGAACGTGGTTTTAGTGATGTCTTAGGCGTTACTTTAAGTCCTGGTGATGTTGCAATATGCACAGAAAAAGGACATAAGACTGCGGGATATGATTTATCATTCTTACCGCAGAAAGACGGTTACCATGATGAAAGTGTAGACTTTATATTCTTACGTCATGCATTAGAACATTCACCTTATCCTATCTTTAGTTTAATGGAATACAATCGTATTCTAAAACAAGGCTCAAAGATTTATATCGAAGTACCTGCTCCAGACAATGATCGTAAACATGAATTTAACTTAAATCATTACAGTATATTTGGATCAACTCAACTTGCCGCGTTACTGCAACGTACAGGATTCTCTATCGATCATTTTAATAATTTAGAATTTGATTTAGAACAAGACAATCCAAATGATCCTACTGGCGAACCTATGAAAATGAGAGAACATTACTATTGTATTGTTGCAACAAAGGCTCAGGGGTTAGACATTAAATAATGTGGGGAAGTTAGGTAAAACTGATAACATATTTGTAGTCTACCCGTCATTCGCCGGGGGAAATCATTTAGCAAATCTCATTGGTTTATGTGAAAACGTAGAACCTACATGGTTAAACGGTAAAAAATTACTACAGAAATACAAAAAAAGAAATAGCAACGATGCCGGAATAAACACAGGCGGCATGATAGCCCATTATAATATGCCAAACAACACAGAAGCCAATGAAGAACGTTTGTTTAATTGGGCTGATCAATTTATAAAGCAAACGGCTGATGGTTATATTAATTTATTGCAAGGACATCATCATTCATATGGCAAAATAGGACATAGTTTTGTTCATTGGAATGATAAAATATTTGATGGAATAACTAATATTAAATGGCTGATGATTGAATACCCGACTGATATAAATTCGTTATGTTCACAGAGAATGCAGATAGAAAAAAGAAATATTGAACCTCTAGAAGATGAAAAAAAATTATATAAAAAATTAGATAAACCACGTAATTGGGATTATTCACATTTTTCAAATCATCCGAATAAACTAACAACCTTAGATAAAATATATACTATGAATCCTGATACTAATGCTGTATCAATAAGTTCAGATGTATTCTTTAGTTATGAAGGAGTTAATTTAGTAAGAGATATGCTAAGAGATTATTTCAATTTAGAATTACCTGAGATAGCAGATGATATACACAATACATGGATAGACATGATAAAAAAGAGAATTGACTATTATAATAAACATGAAACATAAATTTATTTTTATAAGATATACCTTATCTTGGATTAGTCAACAGATGGCTATTCCATTTTGGGCAGTTGGACATTTACATCTTAGTCTCACAACAAATGTCTATAATGATATTCACATACTGATAGCATCATTGGGCATGAACGTTCTTGTCGCTATTGGTTTCTTATTAGATTACCAAGATTATAAAAAAGCCCACTAAACACTACTAAATAGTAGTATGAGCAGTCAAAACACATCTGGTGGCGAGTTAGTAAAAACACCTTATACTAAAACACATTACAAAAATCAAAAAGAGATTGATGACTTTGTTAAGTGCTGTGACCCTGATAATGGTTATTTGTACTTTATGGATAACTTCTTTTATATACAGCATCCAACTCAGGGTAGTATTCAATATCATCCATATGAGTACCAAGAACGTTTAATTAATACGTATCACAACTATAGATACTCTATCGCATTGATGCCTAGACAGTCAGGTAAGTCTACGTCAGCCGCAGGATATCTACTGTGGTATGCTATGTTTAGATCAGATGCTACAATTCTTATTGCGGCTCACAAATACACAGGCTCACAAGAGATTATGCAACGTATCAGATATGCATATGAAGCATGTCCTACGCATATTAAAGCAGGTGTGACTACATACAACAAAGGCTCACTAGACTTTGAGAACGGCTCTAGGATCGTCTCAGCAACGACTACAGAGAACACAGGTCGTGGTATGTCTATTACACTTCTATACTTAGATGAGTTTGCATTCGTAAGACCTACGATTGCGGAGCAGTTCTGGACTTCTATCACACCAAC